AGAGAGAACCGATCAGGCTACTCTCGACAAGATTCCTACCTTCATCATGCTCGCTGAGCAGGTGATTGCCGCAGAACTTAAGTTTCTTGGCAACCTCACCGTGGCGGAAAGCACAATGGTTGCGGGCCAGCCCGTCATTGAAAAGCCCGCAAGATGGAGAAAGACGGTCTCAATTAATGTGACCGTTAACGGGGACCGACAACCAGTTCTTCTTAGAAAGTACGAGTACCTTAGGGAATACTGGCCAGACGCAACGGAAACCAGTGTGCCCAAGTTTTACTGCGATTACGACTATACCCACTGGTTGGTGGCGCCAACACCAACAAGCGCATATAGCTATGAGGTGCTTTATTACGAGCGTCTAGAGCCGCTTGATAGCTCCAACCAAACAAATTGGTTTACCCAATATGCACCTCAAGCATTGCTTTATGGTTCGCTTTTGCAGGCAATGCCATTCTTAAAGAACGATGAGCGCATTCAAATGTGGCAGGCTCAGTATCAAGCCATTATTGAGACATTAAAAACTGAGGATTTGACCAGAATTGCTGATCGTCAAACTATAGTGAGAGATGCATGAGTTTTGTATCCCCATTTACCGGAGACGTAATACAGCCGACCGATGTCAGTTATCGGGAATTAACGCTCTCAGCTAACACAACATTAGACTGGCCGATCAATGGCAATGCCAATGACAATTATGCCGCCAGAATTATGGATGTTTCGGCATCATCTGGCTCTTTGGTTCTTCGTATGCCGCCAGCTAATCAGGTGTCGGTTGGCGAGGACTTGCTGGTTCGTAATGTTGGGGCCAATACCTTTACATTGGCTGATTACGATGGCAATACGATCATTTCAATTGCCGCCGGTGAATCTAAGTATGTGTACATTACCGACAACTCAACAGAAGCTGGGTCATGGGGCAACATAGCATTTGGAGTTGGCTCATCCAGCGCTGACGCCGCAACGCTTGCTGGGTACGGCCTTAAGGCCATTAGCACTACATTAAACACTGCATTCAATGTAACGACATTCTCAACAAATTACACGGCGCTGGCATCGGATAGGGCCTCTACCTATGTATGGACAGCCGGGGCCGGGATACTTACCCTTACTTCAGCGGCCACTCTTGGTGATGATTGGTTTTTAATTGTTCGCAACAACGGAACGGGTAGCTTGGCGGTCACCCCGTCCGGGGTAGATTTAATCAATGGGTCGTCATCGCAGTTACTACAGCCTTCAGATTCATGCTTTATTTGCTGTTCTGGAACGGCGTTTTACACCGTTGGCCTTGGCCAGACGAGCCAATTCAACTTTACTCAGTTAACAAAGGCCGTCACAAGCGGAGCGGTAACGCTGACCGCTAGTGAGGCATCCAACGTTATCCAGAAGTTCACCGGCACTCTTACGGGGAATGTCACTGTAACGCTCCCGCAAACGGTTCAGGTTTACTACATAACCAACCAAACAGACGGTACCGGCGCAGGTTATACGATCACATTTAATACGGGCGTTGCTGGGGCAACCGTCGCAACGGTCCCCGCTGGAAACCAAGTGATCTTGTTGTGCGACTCGGCAAACCTGTATAACGCCTCGACAATTGCATCTGGAGCCTCAACCATATCCCTTTTAAGTGGTAGCGAGAGCGTTCCATCACTGAACTTTGCCGCTGAGATTACGACGGGTATGTATCGCCCCGGGGCCGAAGAGATTGGATTCACAATTGTTGGAACCCAACGCTTATTAATGGAGCAGACTGGCATGACGTACCAAGGCATGGGAACATTTGTAGATGGCATTAGCGGTGGTACGTTCTAATGACCGAGCGCGTCTTTTCTATTGATACCCTTCCGGGTGTACAGCGTGATGGAACCGTTCTTGATAGGTCTTATTACAACGATGGTCGATGGATGCGTTTTCAGCGTGGCCGCCCGCGTAAGATCGGTGGCTATCGCGTCGCCTCAGATAAGCTCACCGGCCCATCACGAGGCATATGGGTAAACGCTCTTAACAATACGAACTATGTATTCAGCGGATATAACGACGGATTACAGAGGTTTCAGATCGATGATGCCGGCGTTGGATCTGGGTATATCGATATAAGTCTCTCTAACTTTACGGCGTCCGATCTAAACCTTTGGCAATTTGATGGGTTCTTTGATGTTGCCGGGGCTGGCCTATCAACGCTTGTTGCTCACCCCGGAAAGAACCTTGAGGCCGTGGACTCCACGATTGATAGCCCGGTGCTAATTGGCGATATATCCGGATCATCGATGAGTCAGATTGGGGTATTCACTGACTCGGTGACCACGGTTAACGGATCGCCAGATGTGGAACTATCCGCAATTAACGTGCGAGTTGGCGCCGGACAAACGATTACCGGCACTGGCATTCCCGCAGATACAACTATTGTGTCGGTCATCGGAACAACGATTACGATGTCCCAGAATGCAACAGCAGACGGAACAGTTACGGCAACGTTTAACAACAACATCTCAGTAAGCGGCGGCGTAGTTGTTCTTCACCCTTATGTGTTTGTATTCGGTAATAACGGGTTGATTCAGAATTGCTCGGCTGGCGACGCCAATGACTGGGTATCCTCGGATGCAAATGCGGTAAACGTGGCCGCAGGAAAGATCGTCAGGGGGCTTCCGGTTCGCGGTGGTTCTAACAGCCCGTCCGGCCTTTTCTGGGCCACTGACAGCCTTGTGCGTGTTTCCTACGCGCCCCAGTCTCTTGGTATTGCAAATAGCGGTGACTTTGCCGCGCCAACATTCTGGCGGTACGACATCATTTCAAGCCAGTCATCAATTTTATCGTCACAGTCTGTGATTGAGTATGACGGCATTTACTATTGGTGCGGCGTAGACCGATTCCTGCTCTATAACGGAACGGTTAAAGAGATCCCCAACACATTCAACCAGAATTGGTTCTTTGACAATCTTAACTATTCCCAGCGCCAGAAGGTCTGGGCAACCAAGGTTCCACGGTACGGCGAGATCTGGTGGTTTTATCCTCGCGGCAATTCAGAAGAGTGCAACGACGCAATTATTTTTAACATTCGCGAGCAGTGCTGGTATGACGCCGGACTATCGACGGGCGCGTCTCGTACGGCCGGGTACTTCTCGCAGGTGTTTGCATATCCAATTGAAGCCGGTAGCGAAGTATCTGTATCGACCAGCGTAACGGATGGGTCATACAACGTAGTAAGCGGAAGCGCTTATTTGCTTTCCGATACATCTGATGTAGACATCACGGTGGACTTGGTTGCGTCAAGTACAAATATTCCTGCAGATACATTGGTTGAGGCGATTACAACAAGCGGCGTCAAGACGCTTACTAATTTGGTCGGCGGCTCTGGGTATACAGACGATACTTATACCAACATTCCAGTAACGACCGGAACCGGATTCAATGCCACGTTAGACATAACCGTATCTGGGAATACGGTGACTGCGGTTACGGTCAATACGGTTGGGGCTGGATACCTCGTTGGGGATACGCTAGAGGTTGATGATGCTGATCTTGGCGGGGGCTCTGGGTTTTCTATTGACGTAAGCGCCCTATGGGTACAGGTCATTAAGCTGAGCGCCGCGGCTACTGGAACGGCAACAGAGACCGTAAACTTTTCAACGCAGGCAGGAAAGATCAAGATTTATCAGCACGAGGTCGGCACTGATGAGGTTGACGGGCAAGATGTTCGGGCCATTCAAAGCTACTTTGAGACAAGCGATCTTGGTCTTGTGGCCGGTGGGCCGTCAGAAAACGCGATGCAGGGAATCAATCGATGGTTAAGGTTAGAGCGGGTGGAACCAGACTTCATCATGAGCGGTAGCATGAATCTTTATGTTACTGGCCGCCCTTATGCTCAATCAGATGATTCTGAGTCCGCCCCTTATGTGTTTGACTCAACAACGAACAAGATTGACATGAAAGAACAGCGCCGCGAGCTCAGGCTTAAGTTTGAGTCTAATGAGGCTGGTGGAAATTATCAGCTTGGCCGAACATTACTGAATGCAACAATTGGCGACGTTAGGGGCTATTAATGTCTGGGGCATCTCCTCCGCTTGTTTATGACCCGCGTTACCATACGTTTGAGTCATGGGCGTCGCTAATGTGCGAGCAGTACGCCTCCAATCAGTTGGCCATTCCAACGCCGACGACGGACTGGAGAGAGTGGGGTGATGGCCTGAAGGCGATCGACGTGTTTACTAATGAAGCAATTCCGGGTACGAGTGAGTTTAATGATTGGTCGGATTGGGCCGCCGCCCTTGTTGGTGCTATGAACCCGCGGGCGAACGGCAATGCCAAGTGATCAAGCGCCTAAAGCTGAACAACGGGAAGTTCAGAAGATTATTGAGCGCTACTTCAAGAAGCGAGCAAAGTCGAAGGAAGAAGCCGATATGACCATGCGTGGGTTTGCCACGCTACTGGATCAGGGCGCAAAGCTCGTTCACATCGGCAAGAATGTCTTTGTGATCTTTATTAAGGGCAAAGGAATCGTTGAGTTCCAGCCTATGTACGATCAGATGACCTCACCTCAAATGGCCGTCAACATCAAGAAGCTCGTTGATTATTTGCGAGCAATCGGCACTAACGTTGTCTACACGACCAACGCTGATCCCTTAGTAAAGCCTGCGCTTGACAAGACTAAGCTCGGTTGGGAAACCGCAACTATTGGGCTTAGCGATGAAGGCGCCGCGGGTTTTTATCTTCAGTTGGGGTCATAACTATGATGTTCGGTTTTGACCAGTATGAAATGTTTAAATCGCTTGGAATGGACGATGCAACCCTTGCAAGCATGGGCATCTTTCCATTAACGCCAGAACAAAAAGCTCAAAACGATTTATTTACTCAGGCAATCTCTAAAAATATTCAGCTTGAAGCGGCAAGACAGGGTCTTGACCTTACTGGTGGCGATCCTAATGGCCCTTTACCTGCAAAAACATTTACGCCAGCGGAAATTAAGGCTCTTGAAGATGAAGTTGAGGAAATTGGCAATCAAACACGTAACATTATTGAAGACAATTTTGTTAAGCAACGACAACAAGCAGAAGCGGCTTACCCAAACATCCTCAACGAGCTAAAGACTCAATACAACAATTTAGTAAAAATTGCACCAGAGGCCGCTTATCGTGGCCGTGCGAGTGACTTAGAAATAATCTTTGCCCAACAAGCAAGAGAGCTTGCCGATAGAGGCGTAGAAAGTATTCTCGATTTAAGGAATATCAACGGTTCACTGGTTGATACACGCCAAGGCAGAGAAAACTTTATCGGTAGCATATCAACAGATCGGGACACGGGCGCAGTCAAGTGGGGCGACATATTCAGTGGCGTTCAGGGCGGCGCTAACTATGGCATTTCCTTCGATGGTCAGGGTATGCCAATCATGTACCCCGTCTACGAAAAGAGCAAAAGCCTTACTCAGCAAGTTCTTGGTAGCGATCTTTTCAAAGTCTTTTCGGTGGCTATGGCCGTCTATGGAATTTATAATCTTGCGACAGCACTTGCCGCCCCGGCAGGAGCCGCCGCCGCAGGAACGGCCGCCGCCGCAGGAACCGCGGCATCAAGCGCAACTGCATTAGACACAATTTCAAAAGCCGCCGCGATAGGCACTGGCGTGGCAGTTGTAACCGGCAAAGATCCTGTTGAAGGTGCTGTAGCTGGGGTTACTGCAGGCGCTCTTATTACAGGCGCTACGGCGTTGG